CCCCTTTCATAACCAGGGTTTTTGTTCCTGCCCAGGGTTCCGGGTAAAAAAGGATTTCAACAGTAAAGCTGTCCATATCATCAATCTTATCAAAATGTTCATAGGTAATATGAGCATCTTTAAAACTGTAAGCTTGTAAGTAAACCCCTGATGCCAGATCTTCAGGAATCAACTCAACCATTAACCCGGTTACGGTTTCTGATGCAAGGTTCGGCATTTGATCCCCTTCTATTAGAAGGGACTGAAAGACCAAAGCATACGGAAACCACGATTCAACTCCATAGGTTTCCTGCGGCAATGCTATCCTGGGATTATCTTCCATACTATCGTCTGCATACAAATACAGGGCATTATCAATCTCCCCGCCAAAAAACAATTTCGGAAGGGTCGCCCCCAGTACCAACTTTTTTTCAGCCATGGAAAAATATAACAAATTGCAGGAAACCTGAGTAATGCCATCCTGCATGGTCAGCATCATCTTATGTTTATGTGTATCAACTCCCAACTCTATAAATATGCTGTCATCCTGCACAACAAGAACAAAATGGAATAACTCCAAGCCGGCTCCTGCAAGCAAAGCTTCGTCAATATCAATTTTAACCCTGGCAGCCAAAGGGATTGACTGGGGCGTGGCGACTAATGGATATGATAATATATAATCCATTGAAAAAAAATCAGCTTTTAGTTTTTTTTCTTCTATTGCCCCTCCAGCCACCATAGTAGCAGCCTCGACCTTCCAACTGCCGTTAATAATTTTATAAAAACGGACAATATTAACCCAGTTTCTGCCTAAAGCTATCTTTATATCTTTTACTTTTTTCCAGGTACCCTCTGCCTTAATATATCTATTATATGCAGTCTCAGGCTCAACAGATACAGTTTTGGTGAGTACCGGCAATACGATTGACCGGTTCAGGCAGTGATAGGGAAAGACAGTCTTATTAAAAATGATGTCAGGTTGAGAAAAGAAACCGGCTTTGTTAAAAAATAAAGGTATTAACAGATTTTTCTGCACTCCTTTCATTGAAGGAATACAGTATTTTTCAGCATAATCAATTAAATCGCTGATTATCATGGCATTACCAGTTCATTCTCGCAATTTTCTCGAACCCACAAATACCGGCCGTTTCTTACACCGTAATTATAAGCACAACGAAAAACATTTCGTACAACTGCATATGACAATCCATGGACAGGAGGAGAACTATCATCAAAAGGAATAGCTGTTGTTATTTTCGTGGCTGTATTTCCTAAGACTCGGCGTGTCTGCAAATCCCCTTGGGGATTTATGTATATAACCTGCCTGCCTGCCAGTTCATCAGTGCCAAAGTTTCCGGCAGGATCAATAATATAATCTGTCCCGCTGTCCGAAATTGTCCCGGAAACAGGGCAAGGTTCATCATCATCAAGCATATATCTTATATTATTATGACCCTTATCAGTGCTTTCGGCAACAGGCAAAACGGAAAATAATGAATGCTCATCATCAAACCCAACATCGTGCAGCATACCCCCGACAGCATGAGTTGTTCTCCATGTAGCCGGAGTTGGCGGATAAAAACCATGCAATCCGGCCGGATCTGAATTAGCAGATACTGTATCATAAGGACTAACTATAACACGATGATAGCCTGTTGAAGTTGTCAGCCCTGCTACTGAATCATATCCTCTAGGCGGGACCACATGCCCCTGATGCGAATACTGTGCATTAGAATATGTTCTCTTGGGTCTGGCTCCCAGCCAGTCTCCAATATTAAAATTTCCTGAGATAACATCAACTATGACCTGGGTATCTGAAACTATGCCAATAATTCGTTTAAAATGTTCCGGTGCAACTCCTTCCTCGCTGTGGAAATGATATAACTGTCCGACTTTAAAACCTGCTGTGGACTCTATGTTTACAGGAACATTTGACCCTGGTGCAATAGGGGCTGTTAGTTTTGATAACACATCAGGTTCAAATAATTTTGGACATTGACCGAAAATTCCAGCAGAAACACCGTTATAGGGATACTTTGTGTATGCAATAATATAATCTTTATTGCCGGATAGGTATGTTCTTCCTAAATTGATCTGACTGGTTTCATCCAAAAGAGTTGAGATGCTTTGACCTGTTACATATTCAGCCACCCCGCCGATACCTGCATGTGTGGCTTCATCCCAAAAATACCAGGGCGTTATATTCAGCCCATAATTTAAAATATTGCATTCCAAATAGGCAGTCCCAAGCCTGTCACCTTCTCCGTTTGACTTGTAAACTGCTTTAGTTGCACTTACCTGATCATGGAGCTGCCAGCCGAATTCTACAAAGGCTTGGAAAAATAACGCCGCCATCTGATATTTATCATATGGTGTTGCCGGGTATTTTGGATTTTTGATTACAAAGGTTTTCCAGGGGGTCATTGCTTTCTCCTATTCATACATTATATATACAGTTCCATCCCGTTTATCAGCAGCACTGGGGGGGCTGGTTTTGCCAAACAAAATAACAGCAGATGTACTCACAATCTTCTCAATCCATACGCCTGCCCCAGTAAATGAGTTCGGCCTGACTTTATAAGGATGCAGCTCAATATCCTGTTCATCTGTGGCTTCGATTTTCCACTGGAAGAACATAACTTCGTCTCCGATCATTGCCATTGCCTGATCCCCGTCAAAAAGGTTTGCAGGGTCAAGCTCCGATAATATTCTGGTTCCGTTCTCTCCAGTCAGGGCATGGGCTACATATGTTGTTATTGCCATGCTGCTCTCCTATGTTATTATTTCAACGTCACCACGTATTTGAATCGTGGCACTGTCATCTGTAATTTCAGACGGTGATGGTTTTATGGTTCGTAGCAGCCAAAACGGTGCTTCCGGGCCTTCAGTATTTATCCGCAAAATATTGCCAACCTGCCAGTTTGCGGCGCCCTGACCTTCCAGAACCCCGTTTCCCCAGCCTTGCGGTTCTAATGTGAAATACGGCTGCCCGGTATTGGGGTTTTTCAAATGATAACGTTCATCTTCATTCAGCAAATCCCCCAGTATATACCTGCACTGTACATTTTCTGCTATTGTTCCAACATGCTCCCCGATAATATCAACCGAAAACGGTGATATGGCAACAACACGCAGCAGCCAGCGCTCAGTTGTACAGCCGGCATTTGAGATTAACACCGGATAATTTACAAAACCATAATTCCCATAGGCCGGGCCCCCTTCCTGCTCATTTGTCCATGTAGCAAAATCCCATGATTCCTGCGTAAATGTCTCACCTACGTTTGCCTGCAAGGTTCCGGTTTCCAATACTGTTGAAACCAGTGTTGTTTCAACTGGATGGGCAAATGCAAGAGGGGTATTGAGCTTGATTGTAGTATATAACTCAGCGGCTGCAACCTCTGTTACCAGTGCCATTTCTTCTATTGCAGGATCACCGGAGTCATAAATAACAACAACATCTCCTGCTTTAACAACAGGTTCCTTGCCGTCCCCCTGGAATTTTTTATCATCCCAATTTTCAAAATCATTTACTGCCCTGATGTATTTCCCAGTTGCAAGTAAAGACATGCTGGTCTCTAAAACATCATCAACGCTTTCAGCTAATTCAATTGATACAAAACCTGTTATATAATCAATAGTTCCTTCCCCTGATCCTGCTGTACTGAATAATATACCGGTTCCTGATACATCATCAAAAACTGCCGAACCTCCTTCGAAAACGGCTGCTGATACCTGCAATGTCCCAGGTACAATAGGGTCTTGATTATCAAGGCAGAAACAGGTTCGTCTAACACCATGTTTTATTACTTCAGTTGTCAAGCAGTCATCCTGATTTAACAAGACAACACTGGTAGCACACGGATAAACAACAATGACCCTTGATCCCACATCAGGCTGCAAGCTGTCAGGGAGCTTAAAACTTGCGGTCCCGATACAGCCTGTTACAGTATATTCGGCACCCAGGGTAAACGTGGTGTATGAATCGCTGTTAACATCCTGTAACCTCGTATTGTTGTTTGCAGTCCGGTACTCTTGCCACTTATTGCTAATCCTGGCAAAGACTCGCAACTCCATAGAGTCTCTTTTTAACAGGTTTTCAAGCTCTATATAATAGGTAGTGTCCGACGGTCTTGCAGGCGTGCTTTCTCCAATAGCGCTCCAATTAATCGCCTGAGCTATGAAATTTAAAAATATACTCCCGTCAAGCTCCCACGGGTCTCCTGATGATGCTGCTATCTGCCCGCCTTCAATAAACGGCGGTTCCTGCTGGAAATCTATATCTTCCTCAACCTTTGCAACAGGGAAAATAGTCTTTCTGTAATCAGGTACTTTTATTTCCTCTGCTCCTATGGCTGCTGCTTCATGCAGGGCCAGGGCACTAAAGAATTCCCGTTGTGTACTATCATGAATATACTCTAAGATTTCTTCCAGATCCTCAAAATGTCCCCCTGACGGAATAATAATAACATCCACAAGAGGATCAGCCGGGATTGTCATCAAGGCAACATGGGTTCCTGCATAAATTTCATCTGCTTCGGAATTTACCCGGATAAAAGCTTTCCGTAACTGCACAGACCCTTTTATATGATCCAGCCTGGCGATATTTTCAAACAGGTTGTTGATTTCCCCGTCAACAACTATAACAGGTCCAGGAGGACCGCCCGCAGTAAGCTCGTCAGATTGGTATAACGCCTTATATACATATACATCTGTTTTTGCGATTCCTGCCATTATATTGCCCTCAATTTAGCGTCTTTAAGTATCTGCATAAAATCCCCATAGCCCTGGTCACTGGTTTCAACTTTAGCTATTTTTCCTGTTTTTTCCGATCTTAATGTAACTGAGACCATCTTCTGAACTTTTGGCAAAGTTTTCCCAGGTATATTAACTGCCATCTCTTGAATCTTCTTAAAGTCCAGCCCAAAGTTCATCATTGCAACCTTACCGACTTTCTCTCCAACATCAATTTTTTTAAAGGATGCGCCCAGCTCCTGTACAATGGCCCTTGCTTTTGCAACGCCTGCTGTTACAGGTGTCATATCCAGATTCATTTTTGGATTGAGTGCGCCTGCCTGTGCCGCAAACTGCCCAAGCCTGGCCTTTATTTCGGAAACCTTTTCCGTTATTGGTTTTTCTGTGGAACCGGTTCCTGTAAAGTGGATGTTCATCTTTTGGTCTTTGGCTGAGATTTCAAGTTGCTCAATCATCTGGGTGGTTTTTCTTATCTCATCCTGCTGACCCCGGTACGTCTCCATATTGACCCGGTTAAAACCGTTGGTTTGCATCCGCATTTGTGCCTGTAACTCTACCTGTCTGGCATTCATGTCAGACAGATAATCTTTATATTTATTCATCAGTTTATCCAGGGCAGTTTCAGCAGGTGCAGTGTCCAGTCCCAATTCATAGGGCTTTTCAAGCTTTTTAGCAAACTTATCTATATGCTCAACCAGCTGGTCAATCTGCCCTTGAGATTTCAGGATTGCAGCAGTTATGGCATCTTCCTCAGCTACCATATTGTCTTTATGCTCGGTCAGTGCCCTGGCTGCTTCATCTCCTGCATCCTGCATCATGCCCATCATTTCGTTATTGCTGGCTGCTGTGGCTTCCGTGGTTTCTTTGGCAAACTCCTTCATGCTTCCCAGGGCACCTTCTCCGGTCTTCTTCACCAAATCTATGGCAATACCTGACGTTTCTTCATAACTCATTATCAGTTCGCCATTTTCATCTTTAACAGTCCTAGCCAGGCTTTTTGCCAGTTTTTGAGACTCTTGGAACATCTCTTTTGCCTGTTCAGCATTCCCGGCATTCCATGCTGATGTAGCTTCCTGATACAGCCTCTCAGCTTCCATCTTGTCAGACTGCCATTTTTCCTGATCAGACATCAGGCCCCTTTGAATATCCCGGATTGTCTCGGCAGTTGTTTTTTCTATGCCCTGGATTTCGTCTGAGAAGTCTTTAACCTCTTGCAGAAGATCAGCAGCCAGGTCACGGGCTTTGACAAACAATTCTTTGGCAGCTTCATACTCGCCTTCGGACGCAAGCCTTACAGCTTCTTGATATTTCTCCTGCACCTGTGCCCGTTTATCAATTATCTGTTCTTCATCAGATAAAAGGGATGTCTGGGCATCCCGGATCATATCTGCTGTGCCTTGCTCTATGTCTTCTATTTCTTCATTTACTTCTTTTATCTTGTCCCTGAGTTCTTCTTTTTTCTCAATTAGCCCCTGGATACCTTCCTCCAGTGCTGCCATTGCAGAGTCTGCACTTTCCTGAAATCCTGAAAACTCAACTTCAGATATATTTCTGCCTAAGCCTTCAAATGCTTCCTGCATATCGGAAAGAGCTGTGATTGACGTATCTTTTAAGCCAGCCATTAATTCTGTGGCACTGGCTGTGGGGTCAATAAGGGAGGCTTTTATATCTGTTGAAAGATCGGATAAAGACCCTGATACATCCCTCAACCCTGATGCATATTCTTTGTTTTTCTGGGCTGAATCATCTACTGCCTGGGAAGACTGAACTATGGAACGAGAATAACCCTGCATTTGTTCAGATGCTTCGGATGTTGCTTCGGAACTTTCTTTTGTGGCTTCCGTGGTTTTTTGGGAAGATTCGGTAGCTATATCTGCCGTCGCTTCGGCTGCACCTGCTTTAAATTCCTGGAGCTGTGCCTCTGCCTGCATCTTGGCGGTTACAGCCTTGGCATATTCTTCTGAATCACGGCCGTATTGCGTAACAACTGCGTCCACTGCTGCCTGAGCTGCCTGAACCTTATATTCATAAAGCTGGCGCTCAAGCTCAATCTTCTGGGTAACAGCTTCCTGTTCAGAAATCACGCCATTAGCTGCATTCTCATCAACCAGTGCCATTTCCCTTTTAAGCTGGGCTGCCTTCTGATCCACGGCAGAGGAAACCAATGATGCTTCTTTTTTATAGCTTTCTTCCTGTTTTTTTAGTTCTGCATCCCTGGCTTTTATCCGTTCTTTGGCCGCCTTCTCTCTGTATTTTGTGTGGCTGTCCTCAGCCTTATTCATGTTTTCAATAGCTTTTTTGAACTCGTCACTTTCCTTGCCAAACAATTCTTTTGCTTCATCAACTGCAAATTTGGCAGAAGTAAGGCGATCCTTTACAAACTTTTTTTCCAGTTCCAGTTTTTTATCAACAGCTTCTTTATGAGAAAGAATGCCTTCGGCCTCAGCTTCGGCTATCCCTGCAATCTGTTCTTCAAGCTCTGCCTTTCTTGCGGCGGTTTCATCCTTATACCCGGCTATGCGTTCTTTAAGGTCTTTCTTGGCCATATCCATGTCCTCTTTTTCAATCTCTGCACGGGTACGGACAGCCGCTATTTTTTCTTTTTCAGCAGCAACAACAGCTTCACTGCCTTTTTTATGCTCCGAATATTCCCCCTGGATGCTTTTAATTGTTATCTTGATCTGCTCCTGATGCAGTTTTTCCCCTGCTATCAGCCGATCAATATATTTTGCTTCTTCCATGTCCCCGGTAAATTCATTCCAGGCTTTTCTTAATGAAAGTATTTCAACTTTGGTTTCTGAAATAACCATGTCCAATACTCCGAACATGGTTTGCACTGCCTGCTTAACACCGTCCATCTCATTTATTATGCTGCCAATCTGCCAGCCAATAAAAAAACCTGCTACGACTGTGCCTGCGGTTATCAATGTTGTTTTCAGCAATCCGGCTGCAACATTTATTCTGCCTATTTCAAGCGTCAGTAATTTAGCAACATTTATTGTTGATCCGAAAACATTTAGTGCAAGGGCTTTTGACATTAATCCCCATACACCTGTAAAAACACTGATAGCCTTTGACGTTCCTGCTGCGGCAACACCTAAAGCGATTATTTCAGGTAAAATGCCCACAAGATATTTTAAAAACGGGGAAAATGCGTCCGCAACTGCAAGTGTTGCCTTTGCCATTGCTTTTAAATATGTCCCGGTTTCTTTTGCTGCTGCAACAAACCGACCAGACCATTCGTCAAGAGTCCCGTCCGCAGTCAGCTTTAAAATCCATTCACGGGCAGCTTGTATTTGACTGGTTAGATAAGTAATAGCATTACCGGCGCTCGTATCTATCCCCCGGCCAAGTGATATTAACAAACCTTCCCAGGCTGATTTCAATGCCCTGATTGCCCCGCCCGTGCCGGCTTCCATTTTCTTGGCTGCATCAATAGCATAGGTATATCCACCATCTGCAAGGGATTTCAACTGCCCTTCAAGAGATTTGATTTTACCTGCTGACGCTGCTGCTGCAATACCTGCCGTTCCTGTGAAACCTCCAAAAAGTTTTGTAGATGAAACAAGGTCGATTTGTTTCTTACCCAAATCTTGCAAAATAGGAACTAAACCCCTAAAACTCCCATCTGCATTCTTTGTTTTGATGTCAAGCCTTGATAGTTCAGCAGAAGCCTCTTTGGTAGGTTTCTGTAAAGCAATGAACATGCGTTTCACAGCATGGCCTGATTCAGCCCCCTTAATCCCATTATCAGCCATGCCCCCAAGAACAGCAACAACAGACTCAAGCTGTTCTTTAGAACCTTTAGCAGCCGGACCAGCCACCTTCATGGCTTCACCAAGCTCTGCAACACTGGTATTTGAACTATGGGCTGCCTTCGTCAAAACGTCATTGACCCTGGCAAGGTCAGAAATAGGCAGCTGCATCCCGGATAAAACATTGGTTGTAATGTCCGCAGCAAAGGACAACTCCATTGAGTTCGCGGCTGCGAGAGCGAGAACTCCATCTATCCCTGCCATTGATTGCTTGAAATTTAACCCAGCCTGAAATAAGAACTGAAAAGCTTCTCCTGCTTGTGTTGCGCTATACCTTGTTTTGCTGCCAAGGTCCTCTGCTTTTGCAGTTGCGGACGCAAGCTGCTCACCCGTAGCCCCTGCAATAGCACCAACCGCCCGCATCTGATCATCAAAACCTGCAAACGTGTTAATAACCTGCTGAAGACCAACTCCAACTCCCAGTGATGCAAGCCCGTTCTTTAAATTAAAAACCGCACCGGACACTGATTCCGCTGCGGCTTGCACGCCTTTCATGCCTGTTTTAATTTTATTCAGCCCGGCCTGAGTCTGATTTTTCAGTCTTATGATTAAATCAAGTGCATTTGCCATTATTTTCTTCCTGCATTGTTACAAGCCCTTAAAAACACCCCTATCTGTCCAAGGGTGTAGCCTTTGATTTTTTCCCAGCTGTGTCCGTTTGAGATGAGAAACTGGACAGTATCTCCGATGCCCCGTTGATCGCTGCGGGTACTGCTGCGACCAATGATTTCAAGTTTTTTTCCAGTCCTTCTTTACTGGCTTTGTTTACCCGGATTACAACATCAACGATTTCAATAATCTTCCCAAAAGGAAGGCGTTTTATATCATCCGCTGCCAGTCCGATTGCAGCCTCAAGCAGTTCGGGCGTTTCGGTCATCAGCACATTAAGCGACTCATCAATTTTGTCTTTCAGGCAATTGTCAAAGGTTATTTTCCGGCTGCCCATCTCTTTAACAACATGCCTCAACCGCAGGGAAACACCTTTTAATGCATATAGACTCAAAGGAACAATCTGCAAGTCCTGCTTTCCCAGCTCAACGCTTTCTCCGGGCAATAACAGTGCCCAGTCTTTATCTGTCAGTTTCATATATCCCCTCTCTTTGTCAAAAATAACGACCTGAACGGATCAGCATAAAAAATAATATTCTGCCGGGTATAAAACGGCCGAAGTTTTGCATATGCGTTTTGCCTGATTGCATCATTAACATTCTTTGTCCTGCGTCCTCCTCCGCTTGCGCCTATAGAAAGCTCATCAGAAAGACAAAATTCAACGTGAATTGCCCGGTTGCTATTAGGTGATCTTCCCCAAAAAACCAGGCAGCCGGCAAGGGGTTCGATAGTTTCGCAATCCTTAAAAACACTCATTAATCCGTTTGCAGTCCAATCCCCGGAACGGGGAAGAAACCCCACAGATTTTAATACTTCAATAACAAAACCGGAACAGTCAAACCCCAAAACCGGATCATCACCGCCCCAGATGTAAGGTTTGCCGATAAATCTTTTGGCCAATTCAATTGCCAGTTCTCTTTTTTCTTCAGGTAACATTTAAGTCTCCTTAATCCAACTCTTCCCAGGTAAAAGGTTCTGTTTTGCCAGTCGGGGTCAGCAGAATCCCTTCCAGTTCCAGGGCTGAGAAATCATCTGCCAGAAAGTCAATTGCGCTGGATGGTTTGATCTGGGCTTTGTTTACGGTCAAGATTCCCTGTTTCCCGTTGGTCAGGTTTTCACCGTCCATGCGGATTGCAATCCTGATTGTAGGCTGAACCGCGCCCCGCACTTTGTATCCTGACTCAGCAGGGTAAGCAGCACTTACATGCAATACATCATCAGCAGCAATAGCCCCGCCTGAAAGAGCTTTAATCATGCCCAGGCGATATTGTACCTCATAATCTGTGCCTTCAAGATATGTTGTTGCGTCTCCGTCATCTTTTACAACTACGCTTTCAGCAGTAAGATTCCGTCTTGAGAGGTCAACATATTTGCCGAGTTTTGCAGTTATTGCTTCATCTGCAATAGTCCCGGCACCTTCATTAATTTCTTCGGCTGCCCCCAAAAAAGCCATTGACAACACAGTTTTGTCAAGCTGGTTCAACGCTACTTTTAACTTTGAAGGCTTTGGGAGCACTACCGATGCAATTACCTGCCCGTAGTCATCAAGCCCTTTGCTGGTCTGCTCTTTTATTTCAGATTCAGCCTGTATCTCCAGCTTAGTGGCATTCCCAACAAGGTCAAATCCAGTGCTTGTGCCGTCTGCATTTAACAGGTCAATGTAAGTATTCCCCTTTCCCAAAAAACTCTCAGCCATTTTATTTCTCCTTTATTCTCATTTGAACGTCATGTTCCCATTGATTTGCCGTGTCTGTAATTATTCTAAATGTTATCTTGAACGGGGATAGGTTAACAGCACCGGCACAAACCCTTTGCTTTACTTCCTGCCCTGTAATTCATCCTGGTAAACCTGATCTCCACCCATAAATCCCACAGATTCAATGTCATGTTCCGGTTGACATATCCAATCTGGTTATTATAACTGCAATCTTTTCGCTCATATCAGAGATGCTGCTTGACATTTTCAAGCGCTCTTCATGTGATTTTTCGTGGTATTCCACGATAATAGTCTTGATCGTTTCATAATACATCTCTTGATGTTTTTCTTGTTCGGCCCTGTGTCGATTACAGTCTTCAATTTTTACATATCGGCTGGACCCGTCATCACGCAGGAGCCTAGAATCCAGCCTGTTGTCAATTTTTAGTATTTTTGCGTCTATTCGGTTGTAAGCATTAGCATTTTCAGTTTCATGCTTCCCCTGCCATTTTGTAAATGCTTTAAGGGCAGATGCAGTTTTCCCATATGTTGCCCCACAACCCAGAACCAGAATACCCAATTTAACCAAATCCATTGTTGACGGAGTGTCCATTACGCCTCCTCAATGTCGTATTTGTATTCCAGGGTAAATTCCACGGTTACATTTTTTGCAGATTCAATGTTCATATGGGTTTGATGCTGTTTATATTCCTGCCAGACCCTCTCTCCGCAATCTGTCGAAGGGAACACAACCCCGCCCCTGGGAAATGCTCTTAAAAACGGCTTCCGGTCAAACCTGGTATCGTTTGACATGGCAACACTTGCCTGCAAAACTTCGGTTCCAAGATATGACAGCCCTTTTTTTTCATAGCTCATAGCCCCGCCTGTGACCCGGATCAAAACCTGGTCATCAGGAAAGTCGGGATAAACCTCGGCCAGCTTGCTTTTTATATGCTGCTCTATATATTCTTCAATCATACTGCCCCCCAGTACATCCTATCCCCGCCTGTTGATACATAGCTGCTTACACGGGTTCTTGCTCTTTTTATCCAGTATTCCTGCAATCTTTCAATGTCTGATACTGAATGAAAAAGAAGATCCATCTCTCCCATTTCTTTCTGAACTCCTGCAAGTCCCTCTGTGTAAAATGTATTCAGCACAGGCAGCAGGTAAACCATGCAGATACAGCATTCAGCTTCTATGCAGGCCAGGGCTTTTTCACCGGTCGCAGCAGAATAAGTTCCTATCCAGCTTGTCAGCTCCCTTGCTGCTGCTTCAAGCTGGATGTCAATTACCGGATCAGACAATTTGCTGCTGTCCGGTAATTTCCCCAGTTCCCGCACATCTGATGCTGATGAAAGAGCCATGTTTTATCCTGTTACCGTTGCATAAACTACTGATTCCGGCTGCCAGATTACCGGAAGAGGTCTTGATTCCGCGAGCATCCAGAGCACTGACGGGTCTTTTTCAATCCATGATTTAGAAAAATACTCAGCTACCACATTGGCATTTGCTTCCAGGTCCAGAATAAGCCCGAATTCAATAGTGAATCTTGCGCCTGTGGCTATAAGAATAAAGGCATCGTCAGAGATAAAATTTGCCTTGCTTCCGTCTGCCTTGGCGTAGGTGGTTCCGTAACGATACAGGTCTATGCCGTTGAGATTTCCCTTGTAATTTTTGGAAACATCCTGGGAAAGTTTCCCGGCTTCCATGCGCCTGGTATCCAGAGCATCAAGAATATCTGCATCTTTCCTGATGGCTGCCCAGGGGTTTTTTCCCATTATGGCAATGTCCGGTGCAATACCCAGAGCATCAATTGTCAGGTCTGACCAGGCTTCAATATTGCCCATTATATCCGGGGCAGTGCCGTTCCATTTGGTGGCGCTGTTGCCTGAGAGATCGGGTTTATGCGCGACCGGAAACTGGTAATCAACGTTAAATGAAAGATCATCCTGGGCCACTGCCATTGAGCCTGTAAGTGCTGTGGCACACATGGACTCAATTGTGGTATTCAGGTAATTATCTTTTAGGTCCTTTAGCTCCTGGGCCACCTTTTCACGGCGGTATTTGCTTACATCCCCGGACTGTCCGTAAAAACTTGATCCTGCGCCGCGGGTTGTCAGCAGCTCAACCGCGCTAAACGGTTTTTTGGGCCGGAGCCTGGGAGCTTTGATGCTTGCCATTTTCCTGCCCATTTTTTCCACGATGGTTCCGGCAGCCGTATTGTTTACAAAGGGCAGTACGTTCCGTCCGCCCACAATAATGTCAACGTCAATATGCTCTGCTGCATTTGCTTTCCTGGTCTTAAAAACCATGTCCTGCAAAAACTTTGCAGCGGGCTGTATCTGGTTTATGGCTGCTGTCATTGTGCGCCATTTAAATTCATCAAATCCTGATAAAGGCATTATTACATCCTCCGAACGGTAGCGCCTCCCTACGTGGAGGCAACAAACGGTTTATTTCGCAAACACACCCACAGCCTGAAGTTCTGCATACGCTGCGTCCTGCTCTGCTTCAGTTATTCCAACATGAGTCCACACCAGCCCAGACTTCACAACTTCCCCATGAAACAGGGCAATGGTGTTTTCATCATCAGTATCTCCTACTGTGATTTCCTCAACCAAAACAGCAGCTGCTGTTTCGGTCCCGTCCGCACCATCAGGATTAAGACCTGCATATTTGCCGGATGCGGTTATCTTTGCCAAAACAGTACCTGCCTCGTATGTAACTTCGGCACCTGTTGTGGCAATGGTAATGGGCAGCTGTATCGGGGGATGTCCCCCGAGTATTGTTTCTTCAGTTTTTTCAAGAATTGTTACTCCAAATTCCTGTGCCATGTTTCCTCCTCCTTAGACCATTTTGGCGATCTCAGATCCCAGTGCTTCTTCAGCAGTTTGTTTGTTCCCAGCGCCTTTTGGGTCTGTGTTCTGTTTGCTGACTTTTGTAGCATCTTCCAAGCCGATTAACCTGGTTTCAAAAGCCTGAAAGGATTCTGCAATCTTGTCAAACCCTTCTTTTACCAGCCCTGCCAGGTCGGCATCTCCTGTATCAGGTACAGCCGGTTCGTCAGGTTCAGCCGGTTCGTCCGCCTTTTTAACAGGCAGCATTTTACTTAGTTTCTCCAAAATCTTTTCCACAACACTCTCCTCTTTTTCTGTATTCGGTTTGTCTATATTTTTAATCTGCCCAAGGACAGTTTGCTTACATTCATCAAAGCTTTGGGTTATTAACTCTGCCTTGTTTCCAGCTTCCAGATCATCCAGTATTGAGCGGATAGACATGGACAAAGCATCTACAATCTGCCAGAGATTTGAAGACGCATAAGCGCTGTCAAAGGTTTTTGCTTCTTTTTTAATTTCGCCAACCGGTGTTCGTTTTGCCATGCCTGCCATTGAAAGCCCTGCAATCTCTCCTTTGGCTGCGGCCTTTTTCAGGTCCTCATCTTCAAGCTTTATTCCCACTGCCCAGCTTCCTTCCGGGTCATCCGAAAAAAAAGAATCATTGGCCTTTGTAATCCAAGACTCGGCTACAAACGCAGAAACCTGTTTTTCATCATGATCCCGGTCAATATTAAGCTGAAGACCGCTTTTCATGAAGCGGTAACAGGCTTTTTTTATCTCAGACTTATCCGCGTAGTCTTCATGTGCATCAATTTCACCAGGGCCGTAAACAATCCCGTAAACAATGCCTTCCACATCATCATATTTTCTGATCTTAACCTGCTTTGAAATGTCAGGCTGTCCGGCAAATTCAGCAGATTTCAGGATGACCTGCTTGCCGTTTGCCCCTTTTTTAACCAGGCTGATGAATTTTATATCTATATCTGTTAATCGATTTACGCTCATGCAAACCTCCTTTTTGTCCGGTTTACCCCATATTTCCAGGTTTGTCTGGCTATATGCGGTATATAGACAGACTTTATATTTTTTTTTCTTTATAGTTTGCCAAAAACAGGAGGCAATTTATGCAAAGAGTAATTATATCAAAAAATACAGCAGAATCTGAACAGCTTATTGCAGAAGACAGTATGATAACCGGGGCAGGATGGATTGAACCTTTTTTTTCTTTTCAGGGTGCTCTTGATTTATATTACGAAAATACATGGCACAGGCGGTGTCTGCTGACAAAATCCGGGCTTTTATCCCAGATTGCAGAGACAAACCTTGAGAAGTTTCTGCCAAAAGACATGAACCCAAAAACATTCCTGAAAGCATTTGTTCTTAACCTGGAGATTTACGGCACAGCTTTCCTGGAATCTGCCGGGGTTGCAGGCAATAATGCATTGTATTTAATACCGTCCGTAGAAGCCAGGGTTGATTCTTCAGGCAATATCTACCAGATTACATCCATAGGTCAGGAAACTTTGGAAGGGCATGTTATAAATTATTATTCCCCCAGAAGCCGGTTTTACGGAGAACCTGATTATCTGGCTACTGCAAGGCAGTTACAGGTTGATTCTAAAATTCATACACATAATGCCTCATTTTTTGATAACCGGGCAACACCGGATACTGCAATCATCTTTGAAGGTTGCGAACCGTCCGATGAGCAGCTTGATGCATTCAGAATGTTTTTCCAGACTCAATTCAAGGGTTCTGAAAATGCCCATAAAACCCTTATCATGTCTGCTCCTCCTGCCCTTGGGGAATCAACTCCCAAGATACACATGGAAAAGCTGAACCAGGTTGAAGATATGAGTTTTGAAAAGCTCCGGATCATGACAAGGGAAGAAATCCTGGCTGCACATAATATGCCTCCGCGTCTTGTGGGCATTATCCAGTCCGGGCAGTTAGGAGGCGGAGGAGAAATGATAGGACAGCTTCACGCCTTTAATGAAACTGAACTGAAACCCAAAATTGATATGCTGGAATGGTGGTTTAACACCATTGGCGTTTCCTTAAAGCTGAATGAACTTGACGTGACAAACTTTAAAGATGACGCTGATATGGTCACAGGGCTGGTTCAGACCGGGATTATTTCCCCGGTGGAAGCAAAAGAGATTCTGGGCTGGGGGAATAAGTAATGGCTTGGGATTCACGCATAAGAGACAGGGCACTGGATTTAATGAGCAGGGGATGGCCCCTTGTTGATATTGGAGAAAAACTTGATGTGCCTGTGCCAACCCTGAAATACTGGAAGCATAAATACCCTGAACTTTCCGAGGCTGCCCGTACCGAATCAACTATTGAAAATTTGCAGGACCAGCTCCAGGAGCTTTCACGCAAGGAACAGTCAATGGCTACTGCCCACAAGGTGGCTATGATTTCCAAATCTATTGAAAGGCTTAAAAAGCTGGATGCAGCACAGGAAGCAAAGGCTAAGTCGCGTCCCCGGCCCCGTGTTGCTATTGGTCATGAGGTGAAAAAAATCAGGGAAAAAACTCCAGAACTTTTGGGCTTTTATCCGTTTCAAAAAAAGTTTTTCATGTCTGATGCACAATTCAGAGTATGGCTTAAAGGCCGTCAGCTTGGTGCTTCACGCACAGCCGGTGCTGATGCATTACTTGCTGCCCGTGCAGGAACCCCGCAGCTTTTTTTGTCCGCATCTGAGGAACAGTCTATTATTTTGACACGATACGTGAAACAGCACGCTGAAAAGCTGGGCATAGCTGTTGAAGGCGGAGATAAGGAGTTAAGGGTTGAAGGCGGGGCAAATATTAAGGCTATGGCCCACAACTGGCGCACTGTTCAGGGTTTTACCGGGGACATCTGGATGGATGAGTTTGCCTGGTATTCCAATCCTAAAAGAATGTGGAGTGTCTTTGTTCCCAGTATCGGTGCAATAAAAGGCAGGCTGACTATTATGTCCACGCCTTTTGAAGCTGCCGGGCTGTTCCATGATATTTTTTACAATGAAGAAAAGTATTTCATGTTTGAGCGGTTCCAGACCACCATTCATGATGCTATTGCAGACGGAATGCCCTTCGACCTTGAAGTTATGCGCGCCCTGTTTGACGATGATACCTGGGCTTTGATGTATGAATGCCAGTTTGCAGATGATGAAAATGCTTTTTATCCCATAGGGCTTATAAAAGGCTGCGTGAACTACAAACATACCCTGTACTACCCTGACAGGGAGAAAGCCTTATATGCCGGCTACGACATCGGCAGAACACGGGATTTAAGCGTTCTGGCTGCATTGGATTCTGTTGATGATAAACTCAGGCTTGCAATGCTGGATGTTTTGCGGAAAGCTCCCTTTGATGAGCAGGAACATACTGTAAATAATTTCATGAAGATGTTCCCTAATGCTGCGTTAAGGATTGATAAAACCGGCCTGGGAATGCAGTTGGCCGAAAATGCTGTAAAAAAGTTTTCAGGCAGGGCTTTTGGAATTCATTTTACAGCAGCCACCAAGGAAGCAATGGCTTTGAATTTCAGGCGGATGCTGGAAAGAAAGATACTGGTACTGCCCAATGACCCGGTTTTAATAGCGGATATTCACGCCATAAAACGCCGGGCAGGGCAGAAATCGTTCCTGTATGATGCAGACAGGAACGAACACGGACACGCTGACAGGTTCTGGGCATTGGCTTTGGCTGCCAGTCATAAGAAGATTGATACAATCAGGGAAAATTCAGGCGGAAGGGCGTGGATTTTATAATATTTTCCTGGTATTTAGCACATGGTCAGCTCAAGCAACCCTTTATAGCATTGCGATTCACGTTTAATTACACACTCTCCCATTTTAAAAGCATTAAGTTCCGTCCCTAACCAGCTAATTAACTGCTTTGTTACCATATGAGGATACTTTACAATGTTTTCAAAGCTGACAGTAATCGTGTCATGCTTGGCAGCCCATTTATCAATCATGGTATAGTCGCTTTTAATAGTCTTGATGAGCGCTGATTTGTTTGGCGTTGGCAATCCCATTGCATTATATATTTTACTCATGCTCTTTGCCTGCTGCTTTAAATCCCTTTTAAGCCTGATTATCCTGTAATTCAAACCTTCAGGCGGTATCTGTAAGTGAGCATCAACCAGTTTTACAGCTTTACC